ATATGAAATTTTATTTGAAGATAAAAAGCCTGAAGAGCAGCCATTAAAGCTTGAGATAAAACTTAAGTCTACAGCTACACCTGAAGAGCAATTAGAGATAAATGAGTGGTATAAACATATCAGTAACTCATTACAAAGAAATTAGGTTAGATGTGTGTGTGTTAGTAAGTAAGAGCCCTGCAGAAATGTGGGGCTTTTTATGCATACATTTAACAAACTCCAGTAAATAACAATTAAACACAATTAACGTGAAAAATCAGACATTAAAGAAAGACAGTAAACAATCATTCTCCTATTTAGCAGGTATTAACAGAGCTATTAATCCAGCTCAAGTAACAAAATTAGCAGTATCAGTAAACAAAATGGGTATTATTAGACCTGTTGTAGTAGCTTACATAGCATTTTTAGATGGTATTAAGAAATTATATATCATTGATGGTCAGCATTTGTTCAATGCATTGATTAGAAACAACATGGATATTCCATATGTTATAATTGATGTAAAGGATAAGACAGATCTTGTTGAGAAGATAGCATTGCTTAATGCATCCTCAAAGAATTGGACAATGTTAGATTATATCACAGCATGGGCATCATTAAGTCAAGATTATATAAAGCTTCATTACTATCAGGTGTATGATATTGATCTTGCTACATTAGCCACTATATTAATGAATGGTTCAGTAGATGGTAGTGGTACAGTAAGAACTATTAAAAATGGTCAATTTAAGATTGTAGATGAAAAGTTTAATGTATCAATACTTGATTATGTAACAGATCTATTGAAAGTTATACCAAGAATGGCTAGGAATGACAATAGATATGCTGCAAGAGAATATGTTAAGTTTTTAAGAAACACAAAGACTTACAATCATAAGAAGTTTATAGAAAATCTTAAGAAGAACAAGAAAGAGTTTATATTAGCCACTCAAGAAGATGGCAAACTAGTTGAATTATTCACTAAATTAAAATAAAACACATGAAAAACATGAAAATGTACTCTCAAGCAGAGTTATCAACAATGCAAGAAATGGCTAAAAAGCCTATTTCAACAACTAGATTAGCTAAAAGACTAGCTAAACAGTTCAACAGAACATATGGTGGGGTGTATGCTAAACTATTAGTTATGCGTAAGCATACAAAAGTGGAGCCTGTTATCACCAACACTGTACGTACTAAAACAGTAGTGGAAGGTAAGAAGCACACTATTAGTAGCAGACCAACCAAGATAGAGATATCTGATCAAGGTATGACATTTTATTTCTAACTAATAAACTAACACATCATGTCTTACAGCCTAGTCTACAGTGCAAGACCAAATAGCACACATACAATCCAGGTTTACGAACCAAACCAACAAGATTCTCCTTATGTTAGGGGACTTAAAGCGTGCTCTAAACTAATAGATGTTATATTTGCTTCCAAAGCAAACTATACACCATCTAAACGTTTACACATAAAAGGACGCAAATATATGTACATCAGCTCTGATACATATCAGCTGCTCATCAGGGTAAAAAACTTTGACAAATGATATATTTTATTACCTTTGTATTACTAGTGTGGATATGGATCATTGCAGAATGGATGAACGCACCACCAGAAGATACAAAACAAGACAAGGATGATTCAATTAAACCTAACGATACCATCAGTCACAAAGACTGATGGTATTTAAATACAAAACAACATGGCAAAAATCAAAGTTCCAAAGGTGAAAGATTTAAGTGGTTATTTCTTTATGAGTATAGAGGGTAACACTGTAGATATAGTTTATCATGATAACACAGACAATGGTTTAGCAATTGGTGCTGCATTTGCAAGTGCATTAGAAGAAGATAAACAATTATTTAAGGTATTGAGTGCTGCATTTATTACAGTTCTTGATGCAAAAGAGAAAGATAGTTCTAAAAAGAAACCTAATCCTAAGCAAATGAATGGTGTTAAGAGTGATGCTCCATTTGTAAAGACTAGAAAAACTACAAAGAAATAGCTGCAGCATTAAAAATAAATTAACCTACACATTATGAATGAATATTTTAGTTATTATGAGAGCTTACACAATCTTCCTAAATCAAAACAGAGATATTATCTCTGGGACATGATTAAGTGGTGTATTAAGCAATACATTAAAACATATAAATAATGAATGTACTAATCTATGATATTGAAACACTGAAAGAACTGTTTCTTATTGTTATATACAATCCAGAGAGTGATGTAACATACGAGTTTCAGGTGAGTAGGTGGACCAATCAATTAGATGGATTCATTAGATTCACTGAACAACACGATGAGCATTATTGGGTGGGCTACAACAACTTACGCTTTGATAGTCAGGTTGTTGAGCATATAATTAGGAACTATGAGAATTGGCATGAGTTGAGTGGACTAGAGATATGTGCTATGATAGCACAGAAAGCTGCAGACACAATACATGATGCTAATTATGATGTATTCCCTGAATATAGAGAGGAATGGTTATCACTAAAACAGTTAGACCTATTCAAGATTAATCATTATGATAACAAGAATAGAATGGTCTCACTAAAAAGGTTAGAGTTTGAGATGGATCTGGAGAACATTGAAGAGATGCCCATCCATCATACTAAAGAGAACATGACTCAGGATGATATATCTATAACAATAGACTACTGTCGTAATGATGTTATGGCTACGTATGAATTCTATAAGGTAACAACAGGTAACACTAACCATCCACTATACAAGGGTAATAATCAGATAGAGCTTAGACAAGATATATACGAAGAGTTTGGCATTCCATGCTTAAACTATTCAGATAGTAAGATTGGTGATGAGATGATTAAGAAATACTATTGCCAAGAGAAAGGTATACAGTATTCTGATCTACCAAAGAAAGGACTATTTAGAACTGAAGTTAAGGTGAGAGATTGTATTGCTGATTACATATCATTCCAGACACCAGAGCTGCAAGCATTCTTAAAGAAGGTTAGTAGGGAGCGTTTGACAATGAAGGATGAGTTCAAAGAATCATTAATGTTTTATGAAAATATATACACGTTTGCCAAAGGTGGCTTACATACAGAAAATAAACCCAAAGTATGATTGGGATGTTAGCTCTTACTATCCAGCTATTATTATTAATAATGGCAGATATCCTGGTCATTTGGGTAAAGAGTTTCTTTTAGGATATAGGGCTATGTTTGAGAAAAGACTTGAACTAAAGCCATTAGCTAAGAAGGATAAGAAGATAGCAGGTATTGTTGGTGCATTAAAGCTTGCAGTTAACTCTGTGTATGGTAAGTCTAGTGATATGTTGTCTTGGATCTATGATAGACAACTAACTATGTTCACCACTATTACAGGTGAATTGAGTCTTCTTATGCTCATCGAAGCATATGAATTAGCTGGTATACATGTTATATCTGCAAATACAGATGGTGTAACTATTATGGTTAATAAATCACTAATAGATAAGATGCATGAGATAAACAAGTGGTGGATGAATATAACTAGCTATGAGCTTGAACGCACTGATTATCAAAAGATTATATTCTCTACAGTAAATGACTATTTAGCAATTAAAACCAATGGAGAAATTAAAAAGAAAGGAGATTTCCTTACTGACTTTGAGCTGCACAAAAATAAGAGTGCTAGGATTGTACCTATTGCACTGGAGCAGTTTTTTGTTAATGATGTGCCTGTGGCTACCACTATTTGTAATCACACAAATATTTATGACTATTGTCTCAGACAGAAAGCTAGTAAAGACTTTCACTATGAAGGCCACTCGAAAGAAAACAGAACAGTCTACAATAAACTTATCAGATATTATGTAAGTAATACAGGAGAGAAGTTATTGAAGGTTAAGAATGAGAATTCAGATAGCACAGCTGTTGATGTATCACAAGTGGAAGCAGGTGAATGGGTGATGAAAGTATGTAATCATCTATTACCAGATCATCCTCTGGATAACATCAATCATGCATATTATATAGAGCGTGCTGAGAGAATCATGCACAAAATACAGTATGAAGGTAGAAAGCGTAAAATTATTATTAATCCAAATCAATTAAATTTATTCTAATGGACAATAAACATAAAGCAGCAGAATTAGTATTGGAATTCCTACCAATTGTAGGACAAGATCCATATACAGGTATAGATGTAGCTAAAAAGTGTGGTAAAGCAGCTGCAAAGCTATTAATGAAAGCACAACAAGAAGGAGATACGTATGACTACGATGAAATAGTTAAACTTATAGACACATTCTAATGGCAAAGATAAATAGAGAAAACATAGGCGATCATCTTGTTAGTTATCAACTAGAAATGGTTGGTAAGTCTATGCAAGAAGCATATATGACAAAAGAGTGGTACAGCAAATGGACTATGACTCAAGAACAACATGATCAGTTCAAAGCATACGCTATACCATTAATGAAAAAAGTATTTAAAATAAACAAAGCAAGAGCTGAAGCAAACTTTCAATGGTTTGATTTAGAGTTTGGCTTACGTATTAAAGATTAAAAAACACAATTATGGGAGCAAGTTGGTTTGAAATGACAGCATATGGTAAAACATTATCAGATGCATATACTAATGCTGTTGCAGAAGCAGAAGTAGAATCAGGAAATGATTCATATAATGGTACAATTAGTACAACACATCAATGTTCAGATCTTACAGATCAATTTAGAAGAAGTAAAAAAAGCTTTGATGAGTATGTAAAGATGCAAGTAGATAAGCTTAGCAAAAGAGACTGTGCTGGCATATGTATATTAGATCCAATTGTTAATAAGAACAAGACAAAGTCTCAAGTGGAGCATGTAGTTACACCAGGTACGAAGAAATGGGTACTTAAATATGAAGTGGAAAAGTATTTTGAAGATGGAGTGATTGCTTCATGCATGACCAAAGGTGAGGCTGTTAAAATGGCTAGAGCATATACAGAAAAGAATCAACAGTCTACAAGAATTGTAATGCGTAAGGTGTTAATCAAATTTGATCCAACAGTAGCTAAGATAACATACAAGAAGTCTACAACAGAGAGAGCAGGTAAATACATACTCTTTGGTTGGGCTGCAGAATAACAATTAAAATTAAAAATATGCCAGACATTTCAATGTGCAAAGGTGGTAGTTGTCTATTAAGACTGAACTGCCACAGATATACAGCTAAAGCTGAAGAGATGGGACAATCATTTTTCTCAGAGCCTCCATATAAAATTGAATTCATGTTTGATGAACATCATAATGGTTTTGGTGTTGCAACAGTAGGGTGTCCTTATTTTTGGAACAACAAAGAATACAAAGATGAAAAACCTAAAAATAATTGAGGATTGGGAGAGAGAATATCTCAAGGATTTCATATATTTGCATGAACAGGGACAGGAGTGGAACGAAGCAATTCAGAAAGAATTAAATCAGAAACAACCTGCTCGTATTGACGTAATAGACACAGACAAAATCCTAGAGAAACATAATGAACCTCACGCTAACGTTCTCCCATTTTAAGGAGCTGACTAAAGCTGGCTACAGCTTAGACATGTTATGCTTCATAACACTTGTTCAAGAAGGCAATGATGTAGATGAAATGTGTACAGATGATAGTAAGATGAAAATGTTACATCAAACTGTACGCAGAAAAGGTCTATTGTCAGAGTCAAATAAGATTACTATCATAGGTAATGAAGTTTTGTCTTTTCTTAATGAGAAGATAGAGCAACCTAAGATAGTTAAGAAGAAGAAAACAGATTCTGACTTTGATAAGTGGTGGATGATGTACCCAGGTACTGACACCTTCACATATAAAAGTCAATCATTTACAGGTACACGTGGTATGCGTGTAAAGAAAGATGAGTGTAAAATCAAATTCGACAGCATTGTTGGAGAAGGCGAGTACAAACCTACAGAGCTCATAGCAGCATTAGAATACGAAATACTGCAGAAGAAAGAGAATTCAATTAAGACAAAAGTCAATAGACTTACATTTATGCAGAACAGTCTCACCTATCTCAACCAGAGGTCATTTGAACCATTCATTGAGTTGATAAGAGATGGTAAGACGATTAAAGAATCTGCTGAACCAATTAAAGGTATGGATATATGAGTTTTGAAGATTTAAAACGAGAAGTTCAAGCAGGCCTAGATGGTAGAAACAATGGTATACCAATGGGCTTTGAAAGATTGAACAGATATATTGGCATCAGAAAGTCTATGTACACACTGATAGGTGGCCTCACTGGATCAGGTAAAACTAGCTTCTTAGATGATGCATATGTTTTAAATCCATTTGATTGGTTTATCAGTCAGAAGACTCCAGGTCTTAAGTTAAAGATCATATACAGATCTATGGAACGTAGCAGAACATACAAATATGCTAAATGGGTTGCAAGAAAGATATTTCTAGACCAAGGTGTAATCATTCCTGTTCCCAAGCTATTAGGTTGGACAGAGAAGATGACTCCTGATGAGCATGATCAGTTCCTGATGTATGAGGATTACCTTGAGAGAATCCAATAGGTATAGCTAAGCATCTAAAAGACCACGCATTGGCTAATGGTACAATAGAAGAAGTAGATCAATACAATAAGAAGTACATTCCTAATAATGAGAATGAAATCACTATTGTTGTTATTGACCATATAGGTTTATTAAAGCCAACTAAAGACTATCCTACAAAGAAACAGACAATTGACAAGATGTCTGATGAGCTGAGATATGCTCGTGACATGTATGGATACAGTCCTGTAATTGTCAGTCAATTCAACAGAGACATAAACAATCCTATTAGGATCAAAAATGGTGATGTAGAACCACAGCTAGAAGACTTTGCTGATAGTTCACAAACACAGAACGATGCTGATGTTGTCCTAGCATTGTTTGATCCCATGCGATATAAAGTAGCAGACCCTTCAGGATATGACCTGAACAGACTCAGAGATGAGTTTGGTGCTAAGTATTTCAGATCATTAAGACTAATTAAGAATAGTTATGGGGAAGATGATGTGAGGATTGGTTTGGGGTTCCTTGGCCAGATTGGTATGTTCAAAGAACTACCTAAGGTTAAGTATATGAATGAGAGTATATATAATGATATTATTAGTAAAACATTCTTTTTAAATAAATGATAAATGAAGTTAAATTTTAAAGCATATAATACATTACCCAATGAAAAAAGTCATTGGTGGCAAGTGGTATTATTTCCAACAGTATCTGTTATGAATAACATACAGAAACATGATCCATATGTAGCTCTAAATGTAGAGTATCTATTTTGGTCATTAACAACAATAATAAGCTATGGCAAAAAGCAAGCCCACCCTTACGCTACGAGATAAGAGACAAGTAGAGTTTGCTGATGTATGGCTGAACAATGGTATGTTTGGTATATTAAACCTATGTCCTAGGTTTGGTAAAATCAATGTGTCCATTAATATATTAGAAAAACTGGACAAAGACATTAACATTCTCATAGCATATCCTGATCTTAAGATTAAGAATGCATGGGAAGAACATTTCTTGGCTAGGAAGTATAAGAATAGGAATATGACTTATACCACGCATTTGTCTCTAAAAAAGCACACAGCTGCCTTTTATGACATAGTAATCCTAGATGAAGTACATTTACTGTCTGAGGCACAAATGGAGGCTGTAAAGGAGCTACAATGCACAAAGGTGTTAGGTCTAACAGGGACCTTATCATCACATACAGAACAAACATTGGGAACAGAGCTTGGACTATCTGTCTTAGCCACCTATTCCATAGAACAAGCAATTAAGGAGGGAGTCATATCTGACTATGAAATCACAGTGGTAGGAGTACCATTAGATAACACAAAGCAGAATGACTACAAAGGTAAGTGGAAGACTGAAAAGACTCAGTTTGCTGCATATGGATGGGTTATAGATCAGCTAGAGAAGCAAGGTAAAGCAACCATGTTCTTACGTCTGGCTAGAATGAGACTCATTCAGAACAGTCTTGCTAAGCTTAATAAGACAAAAGAACTATTAGTTAAGCACAAAGATGAGCGTGTACTAGTATTCTGTGGTGTCACAAAGGTAGCAGATGACCTAGGCATTCCTGTCTATCATAGCAAAGCAGGAGACAAACAAGTATTTGATGACTTTGCATCTGGTGTTGGTAACCACCTGGCTGTCGTAAAGATAGGTAATACAGGTGTTACATATAAACCACTCAATAGGGTGATTATCAATTACTTTGATAGTAATGGTGAGAATCTAGCACAAAAGATTAATAGGTGTATGGCCATGGAGTATAACAATCCAGAAAAGAAAGCCTATATATACATCATATCTTCTGTTGAAGACGTGGAAAGAAAGTGGCTTAGAAAAGCACTGGAATTCTTTGATAAAGACAAAATTAAATATGTATGAGCGACACAGTAAAAATTGAAATGGTTGAACAATTAGAACCATTTAGTGACAACCCTTGGTATGGTGTAAGAGTCAATGATAAAACAGTAAAATGGTGCAGAGATAAAGAGACTGCACAAGCAATTTATGATGAAATAATTAGTGACCCAAGTGTACTAAAAACTAAGGAAAATATTTTGTATTCTCAAGATATTAGTGTACCTTTAGACAAATAAAATCAGTAAAAACATGGCAAGCAAATTAATTGGAATTGTTGGTGCTACAGGCACTGGCAAATCAACATCAGTAAAACATTTAGATCCAAAAGAAACTTACATCATCAATGTTGCTAAAAAGGAATTACCTTTTAAAGGAGCAGAGAAATTGTACAATGCTGAGGCTAAAAATTACAAGGAAGTGGATGATGCTAACGAGATTACACGTCTATTAAAGACTATCTCTGACAAGGCACCACACATTAAGAACATTATTATTGAAGACTCTAATTACATTATGGGTTTCAATATGTTAGCGAGAGCTACAGAAGTAGGATTCACCAAGTTTACCATTATGGCTAAAGATATGGTGGAACTATTCAGAGAAGCAAGACGTTTACGTGATGACTTAAAAGTGTTCTATTTCACACACCCAGAGACTATTGAAGACTCAGGTGAGATTATAGGATACAAGATTAAGACAGCAGGTAAGTTAATTGATAACCAAATTGTGTTAGAAGGTTTACTTACTATCTGTTTATATACACACGTAGAAGAAAGCAAAGATGGCACAGCCACGTATAACTTTGTAACTAACAGATTCAAGAAGTATCCAGCAAAGAGTCCTGATGGAATGTTTGCAGATATCAGAATACCTAACAACTTACAACAAGTAGTCAATTCAATTGATGAATATTACAATTAATAACAAATAAAATCAGTAAAAATGAGTAACATTGGAGGAGAAAAAAGACAAAGCCCAACATTTGACGACAAAGAGTTTGTCAAGAAGGTTGGCCTATTCGAAGCAAAAGTAATTGCAGTTAACCCTACAACAGAGGAATATGCTGATGTATTGGGAAGACAATTAAAAGAAGATAGCAAAGCTACAGAGTATTTAGGTACTAGTAAAGATGGTAATGCTAGATTGCGTTTAGACTTCTGGTTAGAAGAAGTTAAATCAAAAGAGAAATTCAAATTGACTTTCTTTATTGAGAACAAAGAGAAAGAGAACAAAGATCTTACAAAGAAACAATACATCAACAACATTGGACGTTGTACATGGGCTGACAGTCCAAACAACTTACCAACATGGTTCAAAGAAAGAGAGAATCGTGTAGCATTTGTAGGTGAGGAAGACCTTTACAATTTCTTACGCTCTTGGTTAAGTAACATTGACTTTAGCAGCAAGAAATCTACATTACAAGTGGAGTTTAATAAGTTGATCAAGGGTAATGTTAAAGAACTTAAAGAGCAAATCAATGGTGAGTGGGCTACAAACATTGTAGCATTGGCCACTATCAATACAAAAGAAACAGATGATGGTACAAAAGAGTTTCAGAATATTTATAACAAAGCATTCTTACCTCCATATAGCATCAAAGCATTTAGATTGTTAGATTACAATGCAGCTGGTACTATCAGTGGATTACGTCAGAAGGCTTCTAAAGACCTTAAACCTCATGAGCGTTTTGTATTAAACGTAGTGGGTGAGTATGGTTGTAAAGACTACTTTACATTTAAGGAATTGAAAGAGTATAGCTCTGAAGATAATTTAGTATCATCTGACAAGGTGATTTCTGAAGACGCAGGAGATTATTAGTATATACCCCTCTAAATAAGAAAAGACCTCACTATTGTGGGGTTTTTTCATTAACTTAAGTTATGATTACTGGAGAAAGAAAGACAAAGATGTCTATAGAAGCTATTCTAAGTAGGATATCAGAGTATGATATATTTAGGTATTATATGCCTAATCAAGATTGGAAGATTAACAGAGTAACCTATTCTCCATTCAGGCATGAGAACAATCCATCATTTATGATTGGTAACAAGATGGGCTATCTAATGTTTATAGACTATGCTGATACTAGTCTTCGTGGTGATTGTTTTAATTTTGTTCAGAAACTTCATAGCCTTCCTAGCGTCAGTGATACTTTGAAGATGATAGACAGAGACTTTGGTCTAGGTTTCTCTACAGGTATCATGACAGGAGAGTACAAGAAGATTATATCTGAATACAAACAGCCTGAGATAGAGAAGAGATATTCCCTGATTCAAGTCAAGACTAGAAAGTTCACTAATAGAGAACTTGAGTATTGGGCAGAGTATCACCAGGATCTCCAGGACCTCA